AGAACCTAGCAGATATAATGTCTATAAAGGACAACCTGATAAGACGTTGGATCAAGACGTTGATATAATAGCTAATATAGACGGTGATGAAATGTCTGCTATGAGAAAAACTACAGTTAAATATGTAGATTTAAATCCTATACTTCAAGAGATTGTATACTTAGATGATCCAGATTATGTAAAACAATTATTTTTAAAAGATGTTGATTTTGCACAACAAAATGCTAGTGAACTATTAGGACAAGAGTTTAGAGTTCCTAGACTTAGGGATGAAGACTATGTTGAGGGTGGAGCTTCCGTATCAATTGACCAATTAAATAGTGCAAAAAAACAAGTTTATGATCTAACACAAGCAAAGTTAAAAGATTTCCCTAATGAGATAACAGTTTATAGATCGGGCAAGTTAAATCAAGATGATGGAGTCTCATCCTTTACTTTAGATCCCTCTTATAATGTTGAATTAAATTTGCCTTGGCAAAAGGGAAAAGATGAACCATTACGTGCTTATAAAGTTAAAAAAGCAGATATATTAGCGACACCTGATTTTGCCGATTCCGAAGGGATAGGTAGAGGTCGTTCATTTGATGAATCAGAACTGATCATAGATAATGATGCAGTGAGATTAATAGAGGAACAATAATATGCCAAATTTAGAAAAAAGAAAAGAACAAGACGCAGGAGATGTTGTACGTATCCGAGACTTGGTTAATGCTGCAGTTGGCAGTGGTCAATTAAGTAAACAAGCTGCTGATCTAACTGATGCTGAATTAAACTTTATTGTTAAAACTTTAAGTTCGGGAATGAAACAAGCAAAAGCTAAAGGTGGCAATATAAGTAGACAGATGGAAATGTTTGAAGAAGGTGGACTAAAAGATGAGGGTGGCACAGTTGATGAAGAGTCTGGCAATGAAGTTCCTATAGGATCAACTAAAGAAGAAGTACGTGATGATATACCAGCACAATTAAGTGAAGGCGAGTTTGTGTTTCCTGCGGATGTAGTTAGATATATTGGTTTAGAAAAACTTATGCAATTAAGACAAGATGCAAAACAAGGTCTCAAGACTATGGAAGAAATGGGTCAGATGGGTAATAGTGATGAGGCTACAATGCCAGATGATTTACCTTTTGATATAACAGACCTTGACATAGAAGATGAAGAAGAGTATAATAATGAAGATAAAGAAATGGCTCAAGGTGGAATAGTTTATGCTGCTAATGGTTTTGCAGGTAAATCTCCGAGAGGTGGCTATAGATACAAACCACCAACTATACCAAAAAAAGGAAAGTTAAAATTTAAAAATTTAGTTGGTGTTGATGATAAATCTGCAGGAGGTGCAGATGAATATAAAACTTATATAAATGAAGCAGGTGCTGAAATACAAGTGCCATTTAAAGATGGTAAGATTTTAGTAGGATATAATATTCCTGAAGGATATATGCTTAAAACAGAAAAGGTAGATAAAACTCAAAGTCAAACTAAAAGAGTAAAAACTGCAAGAGTTCAAGACACTATTGGTGAAGATGATGATACAGGAACAGGTGACTTAGGTGGTGCTAGAACAACTATAGGTGGTCAAGAGTATGCTGTACAATATAACTTTGATGGAACAGTTTCATTAGCATCTGTAGATGATTATAAGGCAACAGGTAAAACTAATTTTAATAAAGTTAGTCCTGCATTAGCTGATCAAATTAAAACACAGGCTATAGGTCAAGTAGCTGAATTAGCTAAAGTTACAGGATTAAAAACTGTCGCAGTAAATGAACTAGCTAAAAAACTTGGAGTTGAACTTCCCGGTGTTAAAAAGTTAGACACTGCCATAGCCAAAGCTAAAAATATACAAAAAGAATTTGACAGAGGCTTTAAACCAGAAGAAATGTTTGACATGGGCAGAAAAGAGTTAGACAAAGAATTTGGAGATAGATCAGGAAGAGACAAACGAGGACTTGAAGGCTTACGTGAAAAAGATATGAGATCAATACAAGGTGGACTACAGTTTGGTAGAGGTGATCAAATAAACCAAGGCTTAGACGATGATTTTGTAGATAGTCTAGGTGATATTCAAAAAGGTATAACAGAAGATTCTTTTGGAAAGGTAGATACAAGCGATGTTGTAGGTACAACTCAACCCGGTGATCAATTTCAATCTACCTCTGATAATGAATCATATGATAGCAGTCAAGATGATACCTATTCAGACACTGGATATTCTGACAGTATAGACACAGGTGGTTTCAACATAGGTGGACTTGCAGGTAAAAAGAAAAAGATTAAAGTTAAAAAGATGAAGCGAGGTGGATTAGCTTCTAAAAAGTAATCCCCATTTAGAACTAGCTTACTTAACCCCCAACATGGCTACGTTAACCCTAGGAGAAATAAAATGGCAGAACCAGCTAAAGATGTAATGGTGAAAGATGCTACACCAGTTAAAAAAGCATTTATAAGTAGACCTTATTCTCAAGAAGAGAGATTAAAGAAAGATGAAGAAGAACTTGCAAGGCTCATTGAAGAGCAAAAAGGTTCAACAGAGAATAGTGAGGAGAAAGAGGAAAGTGAAGCAGAACCGACTTCTGCTGAAGAAAGAACTTTCAAAAAAAGATATGGAGATTTACGCAGACATACCCAAGAAAAGGAAAAGCAATTTCAAAATCAGCTAAATGAGTTAAAGGCTCAGTTAGAACAAGCAACTAAAAAAGAAATGAAATTGCCAAAGTCTGATGAAGATATAGAGGCATGGGCAAAAGATTATCCTGATGTCGCAAAGATTGTAGAAACAATAGCAATGAAAAAAGCTATGGAACAATCTAAAGCTCTAGAAGAACGTGTTAAGCAAATAGATGAAATGCAGTTAAGTGCTGTAAAAGATAAAGCTGAAGCACAATTATTGTCACTACATCCAGACTTTACAGAAATAAGAGAAAGTGATGACTTTCACGAGTGGGCAGAAGAACAGCCTAAATGGGTACAAGATGCACTATATGAGAATGATAATGATGCAAGATCGGCAGCAAGAGCAATTGACCTCTATAAAGCAGATAGAGGTATTAACAAAGGAACTAAGACAAAGAGTGATAAGAGTGCTGCTAAAGCAGTTAGCACAAAAGCTACAAGAACAAATATTGATGCTGAAGGCAGTAGTAACAAAATTCGTGAATCTGCCGTTCAGAAGATGAGTGCTAAAGAGTACGAGTCTAAATCAGAAAGTATCATGGAAGCTATCCGTAGTGGTAACTTTATCTATGATGTCTCTGGTAATGCTAGATAAAAGCTTGACAAAGTTTTAAATCTAAGTATAACTATAGATAACTAGAGGTGTAGTGTAACCCCTTTTGGACACTTATGCTACATCTACACGACTTTAATAGACTACCCAATTATGTGAGCCTACAAGAGATTAGCTATCTTACGTACAACCTCAACGCATGAATGGTCCTTATAAAGTAAAATGACTAAAAGATAGTGCATCATTAGATGTACATTAGATAAATGTTTAAGGAGATTAAAATGGCATTTACAGCAGCGGCTGGCTATGGTAACCTCCCTAACGGTAATTTTAGTCCTATTATTTACAGCAAACAGGTACAACTTGCATTCCGTAAGGGTTCTGTTGTTGAAGCAATCACCAATAATGATTACTTTGGTGAAATTGCAAATATGGGCGATTCCGTTAAGGTTATTAAAGAGCCAGAAATTACAGTTAAGGCATATTCTAGAGGAACTACTATTACTCCTCAAGACCTTGACGATGAAGAGTTTTCACTTACTATTGACAAAGCTAATTACTTTGCATTTAAAGTGGATGATATTGAAGAGGCTCACTCTCATATTAACTTTCAACAGTTAGCATCTGATAGAGCAGCTTATAGACTTGCTGACCAATTTGACCAAGACGTACTTGGTTATATGTCAGGTTTCAAGCAATCAGCAATACACGGTACAGCAGATACAGCCAATACAACTGTTAACGGTGTGAAGGCAGTATCTACAGCAGGTTCTGACGAACTATTATCTTCAATGAAGTTAGATGCTTCTGACTTTACTGATGGTTCAGGAACTGCAGGAAGTGCAAGTAATAGTATTATTATTCAACCTAGAACAGGTGGAGCAACTGATGCTACTCCTGCCGCAGGAAGCACTTTCCCATTAACTGTGATTGCAAGAATGGCAAGAAAGCTAGATCAGCAGAATGTAGACACTAATGGTCGTTGGCTTGTACTTGACCCTGTATTTATTGAAATGCTAAAAGATGAAGATTCAAGACTATTCCAAGCAGATTGGGGTGGAACTGGACTTCAGAATGGATTAGTATTAAATAGCTTACACGGTTTTAAGGTATATCAATCCAATAATCTTCCCGCCGTGGGAACTGGTCCTGCAACTGCGGCTGCATCTAATACTTCTAACTATGGTATTATTGTAGCTGGTCATAGTTCATCAGTAGCAACTGCCGAGCAAATCAATAAGACAGAGACTTATAGAGACCCTGATTCTTTTGCCGATATTGTTCGTGGTATGCATTTGTATGGCAGAAAGATTCTTCGCCCTGAAGCAATCGTGACTGCAATTTATAATATAGCATAAGGAGATTTAATTATGGCTTTAGGTGATAATACTACTTCTCCAGCAAGAGGTAATAGTGCTAGAGGAAGGCAACCTTACATGATTCAGCATGAGCTAAACTTAGCAACTGCTGTTACTGATAAGGGAACTGCTCTAGCAGCCAACGATGTTATTCCGGGTTTAACTATTCCAGCTAATACTTTGATCTTAGCAGCAGGTCTAGAAGTTACTGAAGCTCACGCAGGTACTTCTACAGACACTGACTTTGACTTTGGTGTTACTGGTGGTGACTTAGATAACTTTGTTGACGGTTTTGATTTTGATGGTGCATCAGTAGGTGACTACGCATTTAAGGCAGGACAAACTCCTGTTCTTATTGGTGGTACTTCTGATACTATTGATATTGAAATTCAAGCAATGACTGGTACTACAACTGGTGGTAAACTAAGAATGTTTGCTGTCGTTATGAACGTTGATGACCAAGGTGACTTGGCAGCCAACGAGGTAGACCGAGATACATTGGCTTAAACTTTTTTTCTAGGGGAGCAGGGCAACTTGCTCTCCTACACTTATAGGGATTATTATGGCAGAAACTTATCTAACACTAACAAATAAAGTAATAGCAAGGTTGAATGAGGTTTCATTGACTTCTACAACCTTTTCTAGTGCTAGAGGTATACAAGTTCAATGTCAAAACGCAGTTAATGAATCAATAAGGTTTATTAATCAGCGAGAGTTTAATTATCCATTTAATCACGCAACTGAAACTAAAACGTTAACAGCAGGTGTTGTTAGATATAGTTTACCTACATCTACTAAAACAGTAGACTATAATACATTTAGAATAGTTAAAGATAGTGATTTAGGAAACGGTGGATATAAATTAGGAATACTTGATTATAATGATTATATAAATAGAGTTGTAAATCAAGAAGATGAAATAAGTACTACAACTACTAGTACAACACACACAGATAGTGTTACAACTATAACTGTTTCTAGCACATCAGGATTTGATAGTGCAGGAACTATAGTCATAGCTAATGAATCAATAACCTATACAGGAACTACAAGCACTACATTTACAGGATGCACAAGAGGTGCGGCAAGTACAACAGCGGCTTCAATAGCAAGTGGTGTTACAGTAGCACAGTTTGACAACGGTGGTGTTCCTGAATACGTGGTAAGAACACCTGATAATAATTATTTATTATATCCTTTTCCCAACAAATCATATGTAATAAAGTTTGATTACTACACGTTCCCTAGTGATTTATCAGCACACGGAGATACAACAACTATACCTGATAGATTTGCACCAGTAATTGTAGATGGTGCTACAGCATTTGTATATCAGTATAGAGGTGAAACTCAACAGTATCAACTTAACATGCAAAGATTTGAACAAGGTATAAAAAATATGCAAACTTTACTTGTTAATAAATTTTCATATTTACGGTCAACCTTTATACCTAGAAGAGGAATAGGTAGTTCGGGTAGCATAGATATAAGGTCAGTATAATGGCAGATCAATCTCAAACAGTACCTTCAGCATTTAACTGTGAGGGAGGATTAGTTCTAAACAAATCTACATTTATGATGCAACCCGGAGAAGCTTTAGAGTTAAAAAACTTTGAGCCTGCCGTTGAAGGTGGTTATAGAAGAATAAACGGCTTTAATAGATATATAAATGCTATTGTGCCTTTTACAGCAAGTGCTTCTGAAAAAACACTTATGGTAGCAACTTTTGGTAATAATGTTTTAGCCGCTAGAGGCACATCAATATTTAGCTCTGCCTCTACTAAATTAGCTGTTGCAATAGCTTCTGGAACAAGTATGACAGGTTCGTCAACTATTACAGCAGACAGCACAGATGGTTTTAGCTCAAGTGGTACAATTCAACTTAATTCTGAGACTTTTACATATACAGGTAAAACAGCTACCACATTCACAGGAGTAACTAGAGCAACAGGTACTACATCAGCCGCGGCTCATGCTTTAGATGATGTTTTATCAGAGGCATGGAATACAATAGATAGTGGAAGAACAAGTGCTGGTAAATATAATTTTGAAAGATTTAACTTTGATGGCACAGATAAGATAATTGTAGCTGACGGAGCTAACGCACCGACTGTATTTAATTCTAGTTTAGCGGCAACTGACATTGCTGTAACTAGTGCAGGAACAGGAGAGCAAACAGTCTTAGCGGCTGTAATTGCATCAGGCGATGGTATGACAGGTTCAGGAACTCTTACAGTAGCTGATACTTCTGCATTTGCTAGTAGTGGTTCTGTAATAATAGGAACAGAGATATTTACATATACTGGTAAAACAGCTACAACTTTTACAGGAGTAACTAGAGCAGTTACTAGTACTGCCGTAGCACACGAGGCTGGTGCAATAGTTTCTGACTTAAAACCTTCTGCTGTAACAGGTGCAAAGCACGTTGCTGCATTTAAAAATCATATGTTTTTTGCAGGCATGAGTGCAAACAAACAAGAAGTAGTATTTTCTGCTCCGTTCCAAGAAGGTTCTTTTTCAGTAGCCATTGGAGCAGGTAGTTTTAAAGTTGACGATGAAATAACAGGACTTAAAGTTTTCCGTGACAACTTATTTATATTTTGTGAAACAAGAATATTTAAATTAACAGGAAGTTCAGGTCTTAACTTTTCAGTATCAGATGTAACAAGAGATATAGGATGTGTTAATGGTGATACAATCCAAGAATTTGCAGGTGACTTAATATTCTTAGGACCTGATGGTTTAAGAACAGTTGCTGGTACAGCTAGAATTGGTGACGTTGAATTAGGAACTATAAGTTCTAGTGTGCAATCTATATTTAATGATAATATAGCTGATGCATCAGAGTTTGAATCTGTAGTGATAACTGATAAAACACAATACAGAATATTTTTTACTAAATCTACTGTAGCTGAAAATCAAACTAAAGGTATCATATGTGTTCTTAAAGGAACTAAATTTGAATTTTCAGAATTAGTAGGAATGAGACCAGCTTGTACAGATAGTTTTGTATCAGAGGGAAATGTAATAGTTTTACATGGTGCATATTCTACAGGCTATATTTATAGGCAAGAGCAAGGTAACACTTTTGATGGTACAAATATATTAGGCAGATATAGAAGTCCTGATTTAACATTTAATGATCCCGGTATAAGAAAACATATGCAAAGAGTGATTGTTAATTATCAACCTGAAGCAGCAGTAGATGCTGATTTATTTGTAAGATATGATTATGAAGACAAAGACTCACCTAGACCCGCAGCATATCCGTTAGACTCAACAGATGTTGTTGCTATATATGGTACATCAGTTTATGGAACACCTACATATGGTGGTTCTACACAGCCGTTAGTAAGACAATCAGTAGAAGGTTCAGGATTTGCTGTGGCATTAAGAGTAAATGACGGTGGTGCAACAGCACCATATTCATTAAAAGGTTTTCAGTTAGAATATCAATTAGGAGCTAGAAGATAAATGGGTGATTCATACACTAGACAAGAAACATACACAGACGGAGACGTTATTACTGCAGCTCATACCAATAATGAGTTTGATCAAATATTAGCTGCTTTTGCCGCAAGTACAGGACATACTCACGATGGTACTGAAGGTGAGGGTGGTCCTATATCTGCACTAGCTGTTAACACAGTTACTATAGGTGCAGGAACAACAGGACAAGACGTTATAGTTACATTTGATGGTGAAACAACAGATGGTGTTTTAAAATGGATGGAAGATGAAGATTACTTTGAATTTAGTGATGACATCCTTATGGCTACTACTGAAAAGCTACAATTCAGAGACACAGGTATATATATTCATTCAAGCACAGACGGACAACTAGACGTAATAGCAGATGGTACGGTATTAATTGATACTGCTGGTGATATAACTTTAGATGCAGATGGTGGAGACATATTCTTTAAAGATGCTGGAACAACATTTGGTAGTGCTACAAATACTAGTGGTAACTTAATAATTAAATCAGGCACTACCACTGCCTTGACATTTAGTGGTGCTAATGCAACTTTTGCAGGAACTATTGCGTCAGGTGCTATTGATACTGCCGCGGCAAATATAACTTCAGGTGGTGTAATTAAAATAGATGTTGACTCTGATGCAGATGATTTAACAGGTGACAGTGCAACAGGTAGATTAACTATAGGTGCAGGTGAAGATTTAAACTTATATCATGGTGGAACTAACTCTTATATTGTAAATGATACAGGCGATTTAATATTAGATACAGCAGATGATATCATTCTTGATGCCGATGGTGGAGATGTATTTTTAAAAGACGCTGGAACAACGTTTGGTTCATTAACTAATTCATCAGGTAATTTAATAATTAAGTCGGGTACTACAACTGCATTAACTTTTTCAGGAGCTAATGCAACACTTGCAGGTGACTTAACTATATCAGGTGATGACCTAACTATGGGTACAAATACCGCAGGTCATTTACTTATTGCAGATGGTACAAACTTTAATCCTACAGCAGTCGGTGACTTATCTGAAATATCAACAGTGGCAAATGATGATGTATTTATTGCAGTAGACACTTCAGGTGGTGGTCTTAAAAAGATTGCAAGAAGTGCAATAGTAGCAGGATTAGCAGTATCAGGTGCTGCTTTAGCTAACGTAGTAGACGATACTACACCTCAACTAGGTGGCGATTTAGACATGAATGGTGCAGATATTGTTACTACATCAAATGCTGATATTGACCTTGCACCAAATGGTACTGGTCATGTAACAATAAAAGGTAATACAAATCCGGGTACAATACAATTTAACTGTGAAAATAATAGTCATGGACAAAAAATTATAGCGGCACCACACTCTGAAGACGCTGCTAACACACTAAGAATACCAAGTCACGGTGCTGATGTTACTACTACATCAGATATAGTTTCTACAACTATTACACAAACATTAACAAACAAAACATTAACTAGTCCAGTGTTAAACACAGCAACAGTAGGCACATCTATTGTACCTTCTAGTGCAGACGGTGCTACACTCGGTTCTGCTTCTGCTGAATTTTCTGACTTGTTTCTCGCAGATGGTGCAACAATACAATTTGGTAATGACCAAGAAATAACACTTACTCATGTTGCTGATGATGGTCTTATACTTAAACATGTAGGAACAGGAGATGGTAAAGAACCTAGCTTTTCTTTTCATGCAGGCGATAATGATATAGCAGCAGATGATGTTTTAGGTTCAATATTCTTTAAAGCACCTGACGAGGGTGCAGGAACAGATGCTATTTTAGTTGCGGCAGGTATTGAAGCAGTATCAGAGGGAGACTTTAGTGCCTCAAATAATGCCACTAAACTTTCATTTTTAACAGGTGCGTCAGAAGCGGCGGCAGAAAAAATGTCTTTAAGTTCCGCAGGATTACTGACAGTTGCTGATGATATTGT